GGACTTGAGGCACTTGCGCATCGCGGCCAGCTCGATATCAGAGGGATCGATCATGGCGACCCCCTTGATGTCGCTGCGACCATCCTTGGCGCGCAGCCAGTTGCCGTACATCGCGTGGAACGCGGTCTGGCAGCGCTGCGAGCAGAACACCCAGTCGATGGGGTAGCGCCGAGGATCGCCGACACCGTGTCGGTTGTCGGTGTGACCGAATCCCCGGGCCTGTCGTTTGCAGACCCAGCATTTCACGCCCCCTCCTCAAAGTCTTCGGCCAGCAGCGCCAACTGCAGCGAGCCGCCAGCGAAGGCGGCTTCGCAGCGGCGGTCGAAGTCGCGGTAGCAGGTCGAGCTGCGCGCAATGGCGGTGACCGCGTGAATTTGCGTTTCCAGACGGGCGAGGCCCTGATCGGACAGCCACTGGTGGTGCTTCTGCGAGATGCCCTTGCGAGCGCGGATCTCGTCGATCAGCGTGGCGGGCAGCACCGGCCCATAGACCCAGCGCTGCGTGATCTGGCCGACAACGTGGGGCGGGTTCTGGTCGTGGCCCTGGTACTTCCAGCCGAACAGCCGGTAGAGGGCGCGGTAATAGTCCGGGTGGAAGCGGCGCTCCCACGAAGAGCACGACTGGCGCAGCAGCTTGGAGATCAGTTCCTGCAGCGCGTCAGGCGCGCGGTGGTACTGGTAGCCCGTCGCCTCGTCGATCAGCGCGACCTCGCCGGTGGTCGCCAGCGCGCGCATGATCTTCATGCAGTTGGGCACGATGCCCTGGCGGGCCTTGTGCAGCGTGCCGCTGATGGCGGCGCTCACCACCGCCGACGCGACGTCCGCAATGATCCCTGCCGGGAAAAGCTGCGCCTGCCGACCTGATGGCAACAGAATCGGCTCACGAGTTTTCTCCAATGCCGACAGGGAGTTAGGCACGAAGTCGGCCAAGAACCGGGCAAATCGGCCACCCTTGTGCGTCTCGTGAAAACCCAGCAGCTTGGCCAGTTGGCGACGAACGTAGCCACGCTCGCCGCCCTTGAGGACGACGGCCTCGCATTGCAGATCGCCGAAGCGCACGACGCCGTAGTGGCTGGCAGTGAGGACGGTTGTATTCATGGCCGCCTCCTCACTGAGCCCAGGACGGCTTGCCCGTCACTGGCGCGCGTTGCGGGGTGGGAGCTGCGTAGGCGGGAGCCGCCTGGGCCGGAGCGCCGGAGTTGCCACCGCCCGGACTGCCCTTCGGCGGCACGCCCTTCAACTTGGCGTAGTCGGGATGGTCGGGCTCGACTGCCAGCTTGACCACGTTGCGGTCTTGGCCCTTGGCGTCCTTCTCGATGTCGACGCGCGCTAAGAACTCCAGGCCGTCCAGTTCCGCGAAGCCATTGATGCGGCGCGCGGCAGCGGCCTGCGGGCTGTTGTCATGCGGGTGGACGTTGCGGGCGCTGTTGAGCGCGGCGCGGATGAAGCTGCGCCCCATCTGGCCCCAGGTCGGGCCTTTCTTGGAGAGCAGGCCGACGTTGCTCCACATCTTGCGCTTGGCATGGTCGCCAGCGGTGACCACAAACTCGGCGGCCAGATAGATGGAACCGGTTTCGAAGGACTCGGTGGCGTAGCCGCCACCCCAGCCTTGCTCGGGGTCGTCATAGCCACCCGGCTTGATGGTCATGCGCACCGGCACGACGGTGCCCTTGGGGATCAGATCGAAGCCGGATTGCTGAGAGTCGGCGTCGTTGAAGTCATTCCATGCGGTCATTGCGATTACTCCTGAGATTCGATGTGTGTGGGGTTGGCGGCGCTGGCGGGCGTGGGGATTGCGCCCGCGCACTTGGCGATCAGCGCGCCGAGATGCGGCGGCTCCAGCAGGTCGAGGCGACCGCTGCGGTCTTTGGCCGGGAAGCCGTAGGGATTGACGGTGTGCGTGACGAAGGCGCGGTAGGAGCTACCGTCCTCGGCCTTGATCTCGGCCAGCGTCACGACCTCATCGACGATGCCGGGCAGCTCCAGGCTGGTCTTGCTGCCTTCGATCTGCGGGACGAACACCTTGCGGTTGAAGTCATCCAGTCGCTCATCGAGGATCGCCACGAACACCACGTTTTTGCCACGGGCGTGTTGCAGGTGGGTCAACGCACCGATCATTTCCTGGCCGAGCAGCCCGTAGGCCGCGCGCAGATCGGGCTTTCCAGAGCGATCACTGACCGCGCCGGGCTGCGTCTTGCACCACGCAAAGCACTGGCGAGACAGTTGCGTGATTGAGTCGAGGAAGAAGGTCTGGTAGCGACCAAGCTGCGTCGCATCGCCGAACTTCTCGATGACGTGGTCGTAGTGCGCCTGCGAGAACGCGCTTTCCGGCGGTAGCGACTTGTCGGGGCCTGCGAGGAACACGAAGAAGTCGCGGCTCTCGGGCCAGGACGCCGGGCGGATGGTGTCGCCCGGCCAGTCGGCGACAGCCAAGTCGCCTGCCTCGATGTCAAGGAACAGCGTGGTGGCGGGGTCGAGGTCTTTGAGCCGGGACGTCTTGCCGATGCCGGACTTGCCCAGCATCAGCAGCTTCACGCCCTTGCGCTCGGCCATGCGCTCAACGGCGGACACGATGGGGAGCCTCTTCATGCCTCACCCCCATCGGTGCTCAGGGTGAAGGACGGCTTGCCGGAATCGACCGTGCGGGCGGCCGCGAACTGCTGCTGCAACGCAGGCGGCCAGTTGATGTACCGGGACTCGGACACTGAGAGCTTGACGTCGAGGTAGCCCTCGACCTTCTCGCCCGAGGCCACGATGCGCTCGGCAATTTCGCCCAACTGCTTCTGGTTCCAGCTCACCTTCTTGGGCAGCTCGAACTTGATGTGCAGCGGGCCGTCGCTGATGTGGGCGGTGCCGAAGTCACGGCCGGATTCACGCAGCGCGGCGCGTGCCTGCTCGCCGTAGCACTGCTCCAGCGCCGCGTCGAACTTGGTACGTGCCTTCTTGAGCCAGTCAATGGCGGCGTCGAGGTTCTTGTCGACCTCGCGCTTCTGCTCGGGCGGCAGCGCGGCCAATTGGCTCACGGACATCTCGGCGATGTCGACGGGGAAGATGGTCAGATCGCTCATGGCCGTCCTCCTCACTGGTATGCCCGAGCGAAGGTCGAGTAGCGCGAGACGCGGCGCTCGAAGGCTTCGATTTCGGAGATCAGGTAGGTGACGCGCGCCCCGAGCTTGCAGAAAACGGGGCCGAGCTGTTCCTGCCGCCAACGGCGCAGGGTTTTGACGGAGAGCCCCCAGCGGGCGGCGAGCTCGTTTTCGTCGAGGGCGATGCGCGTGGCACCGTCCGGAAGATGCCGGGAAAGTTTCCGGCCGGATTGAACAGAGGGGACTTGGTTTTGCATTTGGAGCACTCCTTTCGTTGAAGTGCTCCTATTTCCTCGCATATCAGACTGCGATATTTCGCAGTCTTCTCGCAGAAATCACGCAGAAATTACAACGCCCTGATTCTCAAGCCACCTCTGCCTCTGCGCCAGTAGATTCAGCTGCGTGCTGATAATCCGGCACGCCAATACTCAATTCCCACAGGCGCGGTTTGCTGTTGCCATCCGCCCCTCGAATGTAGGAAGACCATTCCGGCGCACCCCTGAAAAACTCATTCATCGAACGAATGGTTTTCCCGGCGGCATCTTCGAGTTGTAGCTTGGTGCATTTGCGCTTTTGACTTGTCCACGCGTTCACCAGCAATTCCACAACATCGACCCATTCCTTCGTGGTCAACGACCACGGTTCTGGCCAAGGGCCGACAAGCAAGGCATTTCGCGCATCCTCTTTGATCAGGATCGGCGTGTCCGTTACTACAGCTGCAGCCTGCCTGCGACGCACCTCGCCCTCGACCCTGGCCATTTCAATGCAGACCTGACCATTCACCTCATGAGCCAAGGCATCAAGCGCCACGACAATGCCCGGGCCAAGAAACCTGCGGGATGATCCTGCGGTCGTGGTCAGCACGATGGTCAAACCCAGATTCGACTGCCGCAGCGCGGTGTCCATTTTGTCGGCATGCTTCGGCTCCCAGAGACGCGACACGAGCGCGACCGGCAGACGCTGGTCGCCCATGCGGTAGTTGCCAAGCACGTAGGGCTCCTGCTCATCCACGGTCAGCGGGACGTCGATCAGTTGCTGCTTGAGCAGTTGATCCAGCCGTTCGCGCAGGTAGGACTTGTCGACCGTGTACCGGCACAGGTCTCCTTCGGAAAGGTCATAGCGCTCACCGGTGAGGTCGTCCAGTGCCCAGGTGCTGGTGCTGTTGAAATTCACCTTGAGGCGTCGGAAGCCGGGCTGGCCCTCCTCATCTTCGACAGGCACGGTGACGTAGTCGCCTGGTGCTTTCCTTTTCAACAGTCCCTTGCTAACGAGATCAGCGGCGGGAAGACCAAGCGCTGTCAGCAGATGGCCATCGACATCATCGACCGCGAGATCGAGCAGTTTCATCTCGGCACGGAAAAGGGCCAGATCGGCCCCGACCTTTGCCGGTTGCACCCGCTTCATGACGCCCAGTGAGGTCAGGATGTCCTCGCCGCATCGACGCATTCGAGGGTCTGGCAGCGCATGCAGGTTGCAGGAACCACGCTGACCCACGGTAATGTCGAGCGCGCGCGCGTCTTCCTCTCCGTCAAAACGGATCACGAACGACAGCTTTACCTCGAGCACTGAACGGCAGCTCGAAAGCGGGTTGTGCTCGCCAAAGTGGTGGTTGGAAACACCCCAGACGTTGTCGCTGTTGGCCAGCGAAAGCGTGACGCTGTGGCGGGTGTGACCGAGGGTCACGGACAGCGAGGAAATCCAGGCGTCTTGGATCACTGCCCCGGTGGCCTTCGCATCTTTGAGGCTAACCGGCTGCTTGAACATTGCCAGCTCATAGCTGACCGCGTCCACGGGCTGTTTCGAGAGGGGTTTCTCGAAGCCGATCACAGCGAATCGATCAGCGAGGCGTTTGGCGGTGCTCTGCTTGTCAGAAAGCACATGTACCTTGTTCTCGGCGGGGTCGTAAACCAGCGTTGCTTCGAGCGCGGGGGTGAACAGGAGCAGGTCGCGCCGACGATCTTTCATCTGGCGTAGCAACTTCATCTTGCCGGGGTGATAGACGACCAAATAGTGCAGCCGCCGCTTGGCGGTCTCGTCGCCGTCATCCATCTCAAAGTGGATGACCTCACAGCTCTTCTTGGACTCGTCGTCCAGGCCCAGAATCTCGCCCACGCCTTCGTGCAGTTTCCGCTCGACCTCGGGCGTCCACTGAAAGTCCCGGCCGTCGCCATCGCGCACGGTGAATCCGAGAAATTTCTTGTGCCCATGGAAATGGTGCGTGAGATAGATCGTCTCGATCTGGTCGAAGATGCGTGGAGCCTTCACGCGCAACCAGATCAAACGGGTCATGGCATCAGCAGACCGGTCGAAGGTATCGATCTCCGGATGGCTTTCGAACTCGATTTGACTGAATGCGTGCTCCAGCATTTCCTCTGTGCGGAAACGCGCCAGTTGGAGGAGACGCACCGCCTCCTGGTCAGCAATCGTGATGTCTTCGCGCTTGACCGATGGGATGCACTCGAGCAGTTCGGAGCGTGCTTGGTGCTCAGGCTTGGCGGCATCGAGTACGCCAAGGAATGCGAATTTGTCCACCTGCGCCAAAAGCGAGATGGACATCAGGGTCGACGAGTTGACGAGGTCGGCGACGTGCTTACTGTTCTTCTGAGATTTCTTGGCCACTCGATGCTCCTTGAACATTGCTGAGTGGCTTTCCTCCCTTTGATGGACGCGCCCTCAGCGTCAAACGTTTCTCACGGGATGATTCCTAACCTGACCTTGGTCTTGATGCTGGAAAGCCAGTCCTCGCGGTATTGAAGAGCGAGCGCATCAAGATTGACACGGCCTACCCCCGCCTTTCGGGCCAGAACCTCCAGCGAGGTCATGCAGTCGAGCCAGCCCAGTCCGTTCGAGGCAACCATGGCGGCCTTGTCAGCCGTCGTGACCACGATGACCTGTGATGGCAGCAGCTTGTTGGCGTACAGCCACGCGAAGAGATGCTTCTCGCCATCGTCAAGCGTGCTGCACGATGGATTGCTCAACACCAGAGAGGCAAGTTCCTTTCGATTGACCGGATGCTGCCCAGAAAGGCCCGCTATCAAGTCGGCAGACGGGACGGCAACGTGGCGGGAATCGCCAGGATTGCCGGTCAGCGTTTCCTCAACGCACTTCTCGACCGTCTCGATGGAGAAGTGGTTGCTGATGGCTGCCCAGCAGCCCGTTCGGAATGATTCGAGGATGACGTTGGTGTCCGCGAAAACTCGGATTTTCGGCATACGGTGCTCACCTCACAGCTCGAACGGTGCGGTGAGGTCGTACTGAGCGAACAGCTCGGTCAACCCGCCAAGTCCAAGGCCCATCGCCTTGGCGGCTTTGCGAGCCGACAGCCGTCCGTTTTCCAGGGCTTCGTGAAGCATCTTCACGAAGGTAGGAGAGAACCGTTTTGGTGGGCCTGACACCGATGGCCGCTGCTTCTCTTGCGAAAGACTGCGCCGGGTATCTTCACCGATGAGCTTGAGGTTAAACAGTCGCCATGCCAGCGTGACCGGTGCAACCCGGAGCAAGGCCGCGACCTCGCACAGATGCGCAATATCGCCTTGACGGTCGGACTCGATCAGCTTGTCGAGGGTGGCGCTCGGCATCAGCAGCGCAGCGGCGAAACTATTCGCCAACTGCTCGATGCGCTTGCCTTTGCTGCGCTCCTCGACAGAGTTCGACTCCCGGTGTTCCGGCCTCATCGCGTCCCAGGTTAGGGCATGGAAAAGCTCGTGCGCGAGATCGAAAAAACGCCGGGCTTCGTTCTCGTTGCGGTTGATCAGGATGACACCCATCTCTTCGAGATGGCAGGTGGCACCCGAGATGGACTGACCATCGGCAGTGTCAACCGTATCGACGAATAACACCGGGATGTCCAGCTCGCGCTCGATCTTGTCGATCAAGCCTTCGGCTGGAATAACACCGAGATCCAGCTCGGCAACCAAACTTTCCGCGCGCTCCTGTGCGTCTTCGAAAGAAGACTGCGATGACAGCCGGAGGGCGCGCTTGAGCACGCTTGACCGGCTGTCCTGCTGCTCGCGCAGCCAGCGAAGCAGACCGATCCATTGACCGGCCTTCAGCTCGAATCCGTCGAGGCTGTCCTCGGGCACCTCCGGCGCGGCACGCCAGGAGAACTGCGCCTCGCCAGCAACGGCAAACGGGTCGATGAAGAACTCGAGATCGCGGTCCAACAGGTCGGACAGCGTCAGCATCTCGTCCGGCTTGAGGGCGCGCTTGCCGTTTTCGATGTCAGAGACCGTCTGGCGGTCGTTCAGACCCATCCCTTGAGTGAGCTGATCCTGCGTCCAGCCCTTGGCCTCGCGCGCCGCTTTGACGCGGTAGCCGATCAGCTTTTGCGAGATCTTTTCGAGCATGGCAGTCACCTCCTAAACCTGCATTCTAGTCTTGCGAAGTTAAAAAGGCAAGAATATCTTGCGTTGTGCTGTTTGCATGTTATCCCGATTGCCCTGCGTTGCCATCCTCTTCGGGGGATCGAGCTCACCATCTGTGACGTTTGCAATTCCTCGGAGCCGTCATGAAGAACCTCGAACTCGCATCTCCCTCGGAGATGTCCGCCAGCGCCCGCGCTGGCGAAATCACCGCCATCCTTGCGGCCGCCATCGTCCGCACCGTCGTCGCAGAAGCGCCAAAACAGAGAGAAGTTGGCCTTGGCTTCCTGCCCGACCAGCGCGTTCATACAACCCCCTATCAACAGGAGAAGTTGTGATGAACGAGAAACAAACATCCGTCGCCGCGCGGATCGCGGAGCTGTCGAGCCTGCCCATCGCCGAGTTGTGGCCAGTGTGGGATCGGTACTTCAGCAGCCGCCCCATCAACCCCAACCGCGTCTTCATCGAGTCGCGCATCGCCTACAAGATGCAGGAGGAAGCCTTCGGCGGTCTGGCGCACAACACGCGCCAGCGCCTGGAGGCCATCGGTGCCAAGCATTCCAAGATCAAGCTGCGGGCTCGCCCGCGCGACACCAACTTCGCGCCCGGCACCGTGCTGCTGCGCGAATGGGGCGACCGCGAGCACAAGGTGGCGGTCACCGCCGAAGGTCTGTTCGAGTACGAGGGCAGCACCTTCAAGAGCCTGACAGCCGTGGCCCGGCAGATCACCGGCACGCACTGGTCGGGGCCACTGTTCTTCGGCCTGACCGGCAAGGCAGGTGCGCAATGAGCGACGCCACCCAAATCGCCTCTCCCAAGGCGCGCAAACGCTGCGCCGTCTACTGCCGGGTGTCGTCGGACGAACGCCTTGACCAGGAGTTCAACTCCATCGACGCGCAGAAGGAAGCAGGCCACGCCTACGTCGCCAGCCAACGCGCAGAAGGATGGATTCCGGTGGCCGACGACTACGACGACGCCGGCTTCTCCGGCGGCAACACGGATCGTCCAGGGCTGAAACGCCTGATGGCCGACATCGAGCGCGGCCAGATCGACATCGTGGTGGTCTACAAGATTGACCGCCTGACGCGCAGCCTTGCCGACTTCTCCAAGATGGTCGAGGTGTTCGAGCGCCAGGGCGTGTCGTTCGTGTCGGTCACGCAGCAGTTCAACACCACCACCTCGATGGGACGGCTGATGCTCAACGTGCTGCTGTCCTTCGCCCAGTTCGAGCGCGAGGTCACCGGCGAGCGCATCCGCGACAAGATCGCCGCCAGCAAACGCAAAGGGATGTGGATGGGTGGCGTGCCGCCGCTCGGCTTCGATGTCGAGAACCGCCTGCTGGTCATCAACGACACCGAGGCGGCGGTGGTGCGACGCATCTTCGAGGAGATGCTGACCATCGGATCGCCCACCCAGATTGCCGCCAACCTGACGCTGGATGGCATCACGACCAAGGCGTGGACGACACAGGACGGCCAGACGCGGGCGGGCACGCGCATCGACAAGAAGTACCTGCACAAGCTGCTGCGCAACCGCATCTACCTCGGGGAGTTGTCGCACAAGGGCAGTTGGTACCCGGGTGTGCATCAAGCCATCATCGATCCCGGGCTGTGGGGCCGGGTTCACGAGGTGCTGGCCAAGGATGGCCACACTCGGTCGGTGGAAACCAAGATCAGGTCGCGCACCGACGCCTTGCTGCGCGGCCTGCTGTACGCACCCTCAGGCGAGCGGATGTACCCGACCTACTCGCGCAAGAACGGGCGCAAGTACCACTACTACGTGTCCAAGTCGGAAGCGCGGTTCGGCGCGCCGGGCAAGGGCTATGAGCGCCTGCCCGCGCCGGAGATCGAGGGGGCGGTGGTGGCCCAGATCCGCACGGTGCTGACCAGCCCGGAGACCGTAGCGTCGGTGGTGCGGCACATCCAACGCAACGGGGCCCAGATCGATGAGGCCACCACCGTGATGGCGATGGGACGGCTCAACAACGTCTGGGATCAACTGTTCCCGGTCGAGCGCCACCGCATCGCCAATCTGATGATCGAGCGCATCGACCTCGTCCACACGGGCGAGGTTCAGGGGATCAAGGTGAAGTGGCGTGAGGTGGGTTGGAACGCGCTGATCAAGGAGTTCGCCCCGGACAGCATCGGTGCCGAACTGTTGGAGGTCGAAGCCTGATGGACGAGTCGATGGAAACCTTCGTGCCCCTGACGTTCCGACGCCGGGGCGTCCAGCGCGTGGCCACCGACGAGCGTAGCGTCCACGACGTGACCCTGCTCGACGGTGTGGCACGGGCCTTTTACTGGCAGCACCTGCTGGACACCGGCGCGATGCAGAGCGGGTCGGCCATCGCCCGCGCCGAGAAGCTGCACCACTCGGTGGTCAACGAACTGCTGCGCCTGACCCTGTTGGCCCCCGACATCATTGAGCAGTTCATGGCGGGCAAGCAGCCACGGCGGCTGACGCTGATGTGGTTTCAGCGAAACCGCCTGATGGTCGACTGGCACGCCCAGCGCCAGCTCATGGCCACCTTCGAGGAGGACGTATGAGCAAAAAGCATCGTGGCCACGCCAAGGGCGACCCAGTGACGTATCAGACGCCGCTGCCTGCTGGCGGCGTGCAGATGGAAACATTCCTGCCCTGGACGCTGGTGCGCCGGGGTTTGAAGAAGCAGGTCATCACGCCGCTGGACGCGCCGCAGGAGTTCCTGGACGAGGCCCGCCGTGAGCGGCAGGTGCGGGAGATGGCGCAGGACACTCCCTTGATCCGGGCGCTCGGCCTCGCGCACCACTGGCAGCGCCTGCTGGACGAAGGACGGTTCAGTTCAATGACCGAGATCGCGGCGGCCGAAGGCATCGACCTCGGCCAAGCGAGCAAGATGAGCCGACTGGCACAACTGGCCCCCGACTTGATCGAAGCCATCGCCCTGGGACGCCTCGATGTGGGCGTCAGCCAGTTGCTGCGCGGCAAGTTGACGGCGTCCTGGCTGGCGCAACGCGAGGCGCTGGTGGCAGGCTCGCGCTGACATCCGTGCCGCAGCGACACGCCGCCGCAAGGCGGCTTTTTTGTGCCTTTCGCTGTCTCGGTCGCGCGCTCCCGAGCAAGCGAAGAAGCAAACCAATGGCCCGCAAACCCGCGCCAACACACGACTTCTGGCCTTGAATGCTCAAGAGGGCAGCAGAGAACAGAGAGAGAAAAACGGCGGAGTGCGCGCCTGCAACGGCGACTTCCGGAGGGGCGTGCTCAAGAGGACAAGGCCGGAAACCGCGCAAACACAGGGGGAACGGGCGAAAAAAAACCAACCGAGAACGGTTGGTTTTTCAAATAGTGGTGGTGGGGCCGCACCCCCTCTCAAACCCAGCGAACTGGGCACGTTTTAGCTGCCAATGGCTGCTTCGAACAAGTGCGGAGCCCTCCAACTTGACAGGCAGTCTATCAGAGGCCAACGGTCAACCCCATCGAGAATTGTGGATGCCAGTTCAAATCCGCAATTCACACTTGAACCGCCGTCCGCAAACGCAAGCCGACCTTCAAGTCCTTGAGCCATTGGTCTGAGGGCTTACGTGAATTTTTCCAGAAGGGTTCTGAGTACGCTGCTGCCTACCCACTCGACATGGTTCTTCGAGCCATCGTTTGCGACATCGAATCCGTGATCAAAATGCAAACCGTTTCTTAGCCCCAACAAATATCGTCCATGCTGCTTATCCGCTTCATTACGATCCAGGCTATGTACATCGACAGCTATTCGTGAAGCACCAATTTCATTTGCAACGCCTTGAAAGTCGAGTCTTTGGGCATCTATGCTGCGCCCCGTTTTAGATGGCGAATAAAAGACCTCAAAGGCCTCAACTTGTCTCCACTTCACAGCCTCGAGCATAAATTGCAAAAGAACCTTCCTCCGACGGTCTGGCACCCATCCACCTCGAGCATCTGATTGGAATTTCAGTGTAAAAAAG